CCCCCGCAACGATGGAAGCCAGTACCACGGTGATGAGCATGATGACCCCTGCCATGGTTGCCAAGGCCGTGACCAAGCTGAAGAAGGACCGGGTGCCCACCATCAACGGCAAGTACTACGCTGTGATCCATCCCAGCGTTGCCGAGGATCTGCGCAAGAGCGATGGCTGGATGGAGGCCCACAAGTACGCAGCCCCCGAGGAGATCTTCAACGGTGAGATCGGTGAGCTCCACGGCTGCCGGTTTATCGAAAATGTGTTTGCTCCCGTGCTGGGCAGCAGCTATGCCAACAAGGCCACCACCGTTACCTATGCCACCTACTTCTTCGGCAAGGACGGCTTCGGCATCATCGACCCCGAGGGCGGCGCTCTGGAGATGATCGTCCACGACAAGAGCGAGATCGGCGGCCCTCTGAACCAGTTCAGCACCATCGGCTACAAGTTTGAGACCAACGGCGCTACCATCCTCTACACCGAGCGTGTGCTGAGAGTGATGAGCTGCTCTTCCTACTCCGCTACCGATGTGGCGAACTGATCCATGCAGTAAAAGGGTGAGGGGGTAACACCTCTCACCCGGAATAAAAAGGAGGATATATGGAAGAAAAGAAACAGGATGCCCTGGTGGAGATCTTTGTCCCCAGAGGCAATGACAAAGACGAGAAGAATCTGCTGATCAGCGTCAACTGCAAGAACTACCTTCTGCCCCGGGGCCAAAAGAGCAAAGTCCCTGCCTATGTGGCTTATGAGTATGAGCGCAGCAAGCAGGCACTGGAAAAGTTCTATGAGACCCAGGACGCACTGGTCAACAACAGCAATGCTCCGCAGTGAGCATCAAGCGGGGAGCGGGATGCTTCCCGCTTTTATGTTAGGAGGATGAAAAAATGACAGTAATCCAGGCGATCAGTCAGGTGGATACCCTGAAATTCAACCAGTACAGCCACGGTGAGAAGATCCGGTGGCTGAATACCGTGGAGAACAGCGTGAAGCGGACAGTGATCGACTGCCACGAAGGCGGGGATGAGATCACCTTCACGGGCTATGACACCAAGGGCGGGGATGACCATACCCAGCTTCTGGTACCGCCCCCCTACGATGTGCTGTACCTTCGGTGGCTGGAGGGTATGATCGATTACCACAACGGTGAAAACGGCGGCTACAATGCCGCTATGGTGCTGTTTAACCGGGCATTTGACGATTACCGGGCATGGTACGGACGGACGCACATGCCCAAGCGGGCATGCGCCAGATTCCTTTTCTGAGGGGGGAAGCGCATGAGAATGCCTATGATCCCGGAGCAGGCCATCAGCAGGGATATGATCGATACCTTCCGGGGGTACAACCACAACCCAAAGATCAATCCCAACGAATTTTACAACATGGAAAATATGACCTCCGACTTCTACCCGCTGCTTGCGCCCAGGAGAAGACGGGGGCTTTGGAAAGAAGTGCCGGGTATTACCGGCATGATCGCAAAGGAAAAACTCTGCTACACCCAGGGCAGTGACTTTGTGATGGGCGATGCGCGGTATGATCTGGGGCTGAACGATCAGCGGAAAGATCTTATCAGCATGGGCGCTTTCGTGATCATCATGCCGGATAAGAAGTACATCAACACGGTGCAGCCGGAGGAGCGGGGTGATATCGAAAACCAGGTGGTGACCCAGGGGGATGTGCAGTTTCAGCTGAGCACCATTGAGGGCGAAATATACGAAGGGGCTACGGTATCGGACACGGCTCCCGGCAGCCCGCAGAACGGCGCTCTGTGGATCGATACCAGCAGCTCCCCTCACAGCCTGAAGAAATACAGTGAGGCTTCCTCCACATGGGTGAGCATTGCCAGCACCTATGTGCGCATCAGCTCCACCGGCATTGGAAGCGGCTTTGAACGGTATGACGGAGTTCAGATCAGCGGCATCGTCAGCGACAAGCTAAAAGATCTGAACGGTACGCTGACCATATGGGACAAGGGGGATGACTACCTGGTGCTGATGGGCATCATCGATGAAGCGGTGACCCAGGAAGCAGCGGAGGGCAGCATCACCATTCAGCGGCGGATGCCGGAAATGGATTTTATCATCGAAAGCGAAAACCGGCTGTGGGGCTGCCGCTACGGTACCAACCGGCACGGCGAGATTGTAAATGAGATCTACTGCTGCAAGCTTGGTGACTTCAAAAACTGGGAGTGCTTTATGGGACTCTCCACAGACAGCTACATGGCAAGCTGCGGCACCACGGGTCCCTTTACCGGGGCGGTGGCACACATGGGATACCCGCTGTTTTTCAAGGAAGACTGCTTCCATAAGGTGTTTGGAAGTATTCCGGCAAACTTCCAGATCCAGACAACGGCCTGCCGGGGTGTGCAGAAGGGCAGCCACAGAAGCATGGCGGTGGTCAACGAGGTGCTGTACTACAAAAGCGGCGCAGCGGTATGCGCCTACGATGGAAGCCTGCCGGCGGAGATCAGCTATTGCCTGGGCAATGAGCGGTATTCCGGTGCTGTAGGCGGCGGTCACGGCAACAAATACTACATCAGCATGGCAGACCTGGACGGGCAGTACCACCTCTTCGTGTGGGACACGGCCAAAAAGCTGTGGCACCGGGAGGATAACTTTCAGGCAGACGGTTTCTGCGCTTTCGGCGGGGATCTGTTCGGCCTGGAGCACGGCACCGGCAGGGTGCTGCAGATGACCCGGGGCGATGGCAGCGGAGAAGAGAAATGCGAATGGTTTGTGGAGACCGGTGAAATCGGACTGGAACTGCCGGACATGAAGTACATCAGCAGGCTGCTGGTGAGAGCCAGTCTGGATGTCGGCACAGAGATGCGGATCTTTGCCAGGTATGATTTTTCCGAGGAGTGGGAGCCGCTGTTCGCTCTGAGAAGCGCACAGCTGAAAAGCTACGAGGTGCCCATAAGGCCCAAGCGGTGCGACTACATGAAGCTGCGCATTGAGGGAGACGGCCCGGGCAAAATCTATTCCATTACCAAATCACTGATGAAAGGAAGCGGAAGATGAACAAACTGCCTTATCCCAGCGTTACCGGGGGAAATCCCCAGGAACAGGTGGCGCAGCTGAGAGCATACCTTTACCAGCTGGTGGATCAGCTGAATTATCTGCTGGAGCAGATCGAAAAGAATCAGAAGAAGGAGGCATAGTATGGCAAACAAAGACCTTGATATGGAAAAGGACGCGCTGCCGAAGGAGACCGGAACGGAGACGGAGAGCATGGGGGAGGCCGCTGTAAGGCTTCCCGGATACCAGAGCCAGTACACCGGACAGATCCAGGATCTGTACCAGAGTATCAGCCAGAGAGAGCCCTTCCAGTGGGACATGAACAGCGATGCCATGTATGAGGCGCTGAAGAAACAGTACATTTCCGGCGGCCAGATGGCCATGATGGATACCATGGGTCAGGCGGCTACCCTCACCGGCGGCTACGGAAACTCCTATGCCCAGGGTGCCGGACAGCAGGCATACCAGCAGTATCTGCAGGGGCTGAATGACCAGATGCCGGATCTCTACCAGATGGCCCTGGAGAACTATATGGCCCAGGGTGATCAGATGCTCCAGAACTACAGCATGCTGATGGATATGGATAACATGGAATACGGCAGATACATGGACAATATGGATATGATCCAGGCTCAGGTGCTGGAGATGCTGCGGGCAGGCCACAGACCCAGCCAGGACATGATCGCGGCATCCGGTTTGAGCCAGGAGTATATCGATGCCATGTATCCGGAAAAGAGCGTCAGCAGCGGACCGGGCCTTGTGGAGAGCTGGTATAACTGGCTGGCTAAGACTGCGCCGAAAGACCCCGTCACCGAACCCCTCACCGAACCCGTAACACTTCCAAAACCCAACAGAAGCAATTACGCTAACTGGGGTGCGGGTGAATGGAATGCGTATTTTGCGGAAATTGCAAACTCTGAATCCAGGGAAGCCGCCGAGGATGAATACATAGAACTGAACAGTTATGGCATTATTCCTGATGTTTACAAGTCCGCAGCCGCAAGGGGTACAATGGGATCTCTGGGAAGCTACGGCTCCAGAAGGGGGTGATTAGGTGGCTTTTTCCGTTAGCGATGCGCTTTCTGAGAGAAAAGACCGGAAAGCGGCACAGAGCGGCCAGAACAGTTCTGGGAACATGGGCGCAAATAATGCTGGCCAAAGCAGACAGACCATCACGGGCAGTTTCAGTGTGTCGGATGCGCTCCGGAACAGGCAGAACCGAAATGGGAATCAGGGCAGCAATGTATCTGATCCCACCAGTATCATCGATCGCTACAACTCTTTGGTAGGACAGTATAATGACAGCATTGGCGGCGGGCCCAGCTTCGGTGTAAGTGCGGATGATGTTCTTGGCTCCCAGCGGGACATGAGAGCGGAATCCGCAGCCATTTACAACGAGCTGGATTCCTACAGAGCATATCTGGGAGACGATGTTGTCGATGATATGCTGTCTTCCCTTGAGGGCATGGTGAGCGGCTGGAACGATATCGTTTCCAAAGCAAAATACTATTCCCAGTGGGAAAGCCCGGAAGACTATGAGCACTTTACATATCTGAGCGGAATGGACCTGGCGGCGCAGACGCAGGCTATTGAGGATCAGGAGGCGGCGATCGCTGACCTTAAAAAGGCACGGCCCGGAGGGATCCTGGGCATGGCGCTGCATGGGGCGGGGTACTACTCCACGGACGATTACCTGGCGGCGAATGATGATATCCAGGCGGCGGAGGACCAGCTGGCTCAGATGCGGCAGGACCTCTACGATGCTACCCTGCTCCAGCAGGGACAGCAGGAAAGCGCCTGGGAGAAGCAGTACAGCGGCATGAGCTATGACCAGCTGATGCCCATCATCCAGGGCATGGAGGAAGGTGCGGAGCGGGACTGGCTGGAGGGCTATGCGCCCAGCACCATGACTGCCCAGGATATGACGGAAAAACAGGCGGAGAACAATACCGAGATCTACTACCTGGATCAGTTTGAAAAGGAATGGGAAGCCATTCTGGAGCGGGAATTCATGCTGCAAAACAGCGGGGAATGGACCAAGGCACAGCAGGACCAGATCGATGCGGAAAAGGAAGCGCTGCTGCAGAGATACGGTGTGGATTCCCTGGAGGCTGCACAGAGCCGCAGAGAGACCCTGATGGCTGAAAACTGGGAGCTGGATAACCGGGCTGCCTATGACGCAATCCCGGAAGCGGAAGGCTTCCAGGCCAACAGCGGGGTGCCTGAGGGATACACCACGGGTACCGGCAGCGCAGTGAGCCTCTTTGACTACATCAACGATATCGAAGGTGCCAGAGAGCGGGAGACTCTGCGGATGGCCGGACACGGCGAATCGCCCTATGCCATCTATGACTTTATGGACGATCAGCAGATCGGCATATTCAACTACCTCTACAATGTCCAGGGCATGGATGCGGCGGAGGATTACCTGCAGTACATCCAGTATGACCTGAATGCCAAACGGAACCAGAGCATCGCCGCAGGGGCGCAGACCATTGCCCAGGAAGCGGGCGCAGCGGCATCGCTCTTCTCTATCCCGGCGATGATGATGAGCGGTCTGGGGATCCTGGATGTGGGAATGCAGCACCTGGGACGGGCGGTGAGCGGCGGATATGCGCCCATCGACTATAACCGGGGCGCTATGGCCTACAATACCATCGGCAGTACCATCCGGCAGACCAGAGCCCAGCACTACAACGAGAAGGGCACCATCAACCTGAACGAAAACGAGCATCCTATTCTGGCGAGGCTCCTGAACGGCAGAGGCTGGGGCGATGTATACCAGCTGGGTATGAGCCTGGCGGACAGCTATCTGGTGGGCAATATCGGCAAGGTGACGGGTCTGGGCGGCAAAGCAACGCTGCTCCTCAGCGGAAGCGCAGCTACCCAGGGTGTGCTGGATGCGGTGGAGAGCGGTGCCAGTGATGAGCAGGCGCTGCTTATCGGTATCCTGAACGGCGCGGCAGAATACCTCTTTGAAAAATATGAACTGGATAATCTGCTGGGTCAGGACACCAGCTATCTGAAGGCCATCGCCAATCAGGCGCTGACGGAAGGCTTCGGCGAAGGCATGACTTCTGTGTCCAACGCACTGGTGGACTACCTGGTGATGGCGGAAAACAGCGGCCTGGAGCAGAAAGCCCGGGAATATATGCTGATGGGCTACAGCGAAAGCGAAGCCATGACCCAGGCTCTGCTGGACATCGCTGCGGATATCGGCTGGGATGTGATCGGCGGTATGGTCAGCGGTGCTGCCATGAGCGGCGGCTTCCAGGCTACCCAGGCGGTGCTGACTCCGGCAGATGTTCGCTCCAACAGCAAGCGGCTGCGGGAGCTGGGCATGAGCCGGTTTGATGCGGACCAAAAAGCGGCGGAGCTGTATGACCTGGCCCAGGGCTATGGAGATGCTGCCGGGAACTTCCAGCGCAACTATGCTCCGGGGCAGGACACCGGGGAATATGCCCTGGAATTCCGGACGGCCTACGAAATGGGCAAGGCGGGTGCTGACCGGCAGCGGCTGGGAAGCGACAGTTTCCGGGTGATGAGCCAGAGCCAGAGGGATATCGCCTATGACACCGGTGTGGAAGCCCGGAAGAAGGCTGCGGGCCGGGAAAAGACGGAGGTAAAAGCCACTCTGGAGGTGAGCGAAGACCAGAAAACCGTGCGAACCGACACCGGCAAGGAAGTGAAGATCGATGGTTTCGCATCCGTGGGCGATAAGGCTACTCTGAAAGTGGGCAGCGACACGGTGAAGATGACCGATGTGAGCTATGCCAGTGCGGAAGAAGCGGCGATGTATGAGACCGTGGCAACGGTGGCCGGGTCTGCATCCACAGCCAATGCCATGCTGGAGCAGCAGCGAAAGAGCGATGTTTCCCCCGTGGATTTTGCCAACGGACTCTGGGAAGCCTATGAGGCGGGCAGAATCGGCAGTGCGACCCGGGCGGAGCTTGGGCAGATGGAATTTGCCGGGAAGCTGCCGCTGGCGGTGCGGAACATCGCTTACAGCCGGGGCATTGACAGGGGCAGATATCAGGCCAATGCGGCGGAAGCAGTGCTGAAAGCCAAGGGCAAGCAGAACAAGGGCCAGCGGAAAGAAGGAAAGCTGCATTTCGACCGGAAGGGCAGGACCTTCAGCGATATTCAGGAGACCGGTCTGGCGGCGATGGAGAGCTTCAGCAAGGCGCTGGGCATCCAGGTGTATGTTTATGAGTCCTTCGTGAAAAACGGGGAGCGGGTCTATAAGAACGGCAATGGAGAGACCGTAAAGGCTCCCAACGGCTTCTACGATCCGGAGACCGGAGCAATACACATCGACCTGAATGCCGGCAACTTCGGTCAGGGCACCATGCTGTTTACCCTGGCGCATGAGCTGACCCACTACATCAAGCAGTGGAGCCCGGTGCGGTTCCGGGTGCTGACGGAAGCGGTCCTGAGAGCCTACAGCACCAAGGGCCAGAGCGTGAATGCGCTGGTGGAAAAGCAGATGGCAAAGGCCAAAGAGAGCGGCCGGAATCTGACACCGGAGCAGGCACTGGAAGAAGTAGTGGCGGACAGCATGGAGGCCATGCTGGTGGACGGCAGCTTCGGAAAGGTGCTGGCGGACATCAAGGCCCGGGACAAAACGCTGTGGCAGAAGATCAAAGACTGGTTACTTGAAATTGCGGATAAGCTGAAAAAGGCTGCCGATGCATACCGGGGCATGAAACCTGACAGCGTGGAAGGCCGGATGGTCCGGGAGATGGATGGAGTCTTTGATGAGATCCAGAAGCTGTTTGCCGAGGGTCTGGTGGAGGCCAGTGAGAATTTTGCGGCTGCGGAAGGGCAAAAAAATACCACCCAGGAGGGTGGGGTGAAGTATTCGGACAAATATCTTGCCGCAGAAGTTGATCCCAATGTACTCAACATGGTCACGCAGGTCACATCTGGAAACTATTCCGACAACGATAAAGTTGAGCTTGGAAAAGTACCGGATGATATCGCTGCGAAAATCAAAGAGATTACTGGTGTAGATCCTTCTGGTTTTCGTATTGTCATTGAGGCGAGGCAGATGCTTCATATCCTAAATGGCCATGGGTCAAACGGGGATGCTAACCGCTCGATGAAAGATCCGAATGATATTGCCAGGATCAAATATGTTATTTTTACTCCAGATGACATTCGTGGACCAGGCATGACCAGAGCATATACGCATCAGCGAAAGGGAAAAGCAAGGCCTGCCCCCACCGTATTGTACGAAAAAAACATAGGCGAGAAATCGTACTATGTTGTGCAGGCCGTTCCTGACACAAAAGCAAAAACAGTATACATCGTTTCTGCTTTTATTGGCCCAAGTGGATACAAAAAAGAAGCCTCACAGCTCATCAATGCCTCAAATGGCCCTGATGCAACGGCTAAACCCGGTTCTGTGGTGGCTTCTAAGAACAGTATACGAAAAGCTGAAGCAATTGTCAACCCCAAATCTGTGGAAGCCATGGATCTGGAAGTAGACGAGAAGACGGAATCGGTAGCACCTACCGTTATGATGTCGGAGCGGACCTGGACGCAGTCTGAGTATGTGCAGGAGCGGGATATGGCTGCGCTGGCCATCAGCAAGGCAATCGGTGTAAGCATTCAGAAGGCAAAGGACTACATCGACAGCGTGAACAGCATCGCCAAGATGATCGCCGATGACCGGACCAGGCTTGACTACTTCTCCAGTCCCGGAAGAAGCAGTTTTATCGGTAATGTGGAATACGGCGGCAGCTTTGATTTCTCTACACTTTGCAAGAAGCGGCGGCTGCTGACGGGCACCTTTACCGCTATCCAGAAAGCACTTCCCAATACGGCGCTGACGGCCAATGAGATCCTGGAGATCCGCAAGCGGATGCAGGATGCCGGTCTGGAGGTAAGCTGCGGGCTGTGCTATGTAGAAGGCAGCAGAGCCAATATGGGACAGTTTGCCAAGGAATTTCTGCGGCTGTACAAGCAGTATTACCCGGATGGATGGCAGCCCAATATGGCGGATGTGAACACTCCCGAGGGAATCGAGTGGGTGCGGATCAATCACCCGGAGGTCTATGAACAGTATGAATACTTCTGGAACCACTACGGTACCCTGAAGCCCGGTGACAAGAATCTGTTTGCCAGCCAACAGAAGCCCAAGCTCTACCAGCTGCACACGGAGTACAAGGGGGAGATCCTCCAGAAATTCCGGAACGATGACAATGTGGAGGAGAAAAACATCAACGGCGGCATCCGGCTGCAGAGTTTCTCCGACTTTGAAATCGTGCATCTGATCGACACCATGCAGATCATTATGGATATGAGCCTGGTTGGGCTTGCCGGTCAGGCATACACAAAGGTGCCGGACTTCGCATGGGCGCTGGGCGATACCGGCCTGAAGATCAATCTGAGCCTGATCGCAAAAGGTGTGGACGAAAATGGAAACCTTATCTTTGACGATGTGGAAGGTATGCCCATTCAGGAGGCCATGCGGCTGCGGGAGCGGTATTCGGAGAATGTTGGTACGATCCTGGTAGCCTTCAATGATGCACAGCTGAAAGCGGCGATGGCTGACCCCAGAGTGGACTTCATCATCCCCTTCCACAGAAGCCAGTGGAAAAAGAGTCAGTATGAGGCTATGGGCCTGCCGAAGAATACCAAGGACTACACCTACATGCAGAACGAAAAGTACATCAAGCCCCAGTACCATGAGTACAGAGGCAGGATGGTACGGGATAAGGCCACCAACTACATGCCCAACGAATACTGGGACTTCAGCAAGAGCGGAACGGAAAATGCCAGGGCTTATCTGGAAATGTGCGCCAGGAACAATAAGCGGCCCAAGTTCTACAAGCTTCTGACGGACAACAAGGACGGAAGCTACTCCCTGAAGGAAGACGGAAGCACGGACGGCTATTGGAAGCTGCTGATCGATTTCAAGATGTATGACAATCAGGGCAATGGCAGTCCCCAGCGGCCGGTGACTCCGGAATTCAATATGGAAGAAGCCAACCGGATGCTGAACGATTACCGGGGCGGCCACAGCAGTTTCCCGGTGGCACAGGGCATTGCTGATCAGTTTGTAGCGGAGTACAAAGAGAGCCACAAGGGAAAGGTGCTTTCCGAGCGGGATACCATGGTGGCGGAGCTGGAGCGGCAGAATGCGGCGCTGCAGGAGGATGTGGAGGAGCTGAAAAAGCTTCTGGCGCTGCAGGGTCAGGTGACCGGCGGGCGTATCCCGAAGAAGAGCAGTGTGGAGGCGGCGGCAAAATGGCTGAAGGGCTATGCCGGTGCTACCATGGATGCCGATGACATGAAAGAGCTTGCCGGGATGCTGACGGAGTTTTACGGAGCGATCCTGAACGATGAGGAGCTGGCATGGGAATCTGTTATGGAAAAGGCAGCGCCTATTGCCGACTTTATCCAGGCCAGGGTGAATGTGAAGCCTCAGATGAGCGAATATTCAAAAGATGTGCTGCGGGAGCTGAGAGGTCGGAAGATCAAGCTTTCTGACAGCCAGAAGGCGGAGGCGGCCAGAGCATACGGCAGCTACAATGAATACCGGAAGGCGGCTTTTGGCAGTGTGACACTTTCCAATGAGGTTATTACTCTGGACAGTTTGTGGCAGGAGATGGCAAGCATCTTCCTCGGAACATTTGACGAAAATGTGACGGCGGGAGATCAGCCGGCGGCACTGCTTGAGGTGATCCAGGGACTGCGGAGCACGGACCAGGCGGCCATGGAATATGAATACAAC